ATCAGTAACAGTTGGCTCTGCATCAGCAGTAGCAGCACTAACCAACGATGCAAGTCGTTTAGGTTTAAAAGGCTCTGAAACATTAGGTGGCGGATTAACCGCTAACTTTACAATTGAAACTGGTGTTGGCGCAGATGCCCCAACAGCAACTACATTGGGAGATAGAACTTCTGTTGTAGGTGTATCAAGCAAAATGTGGTCAGTTGGAGTTGGTCGTGATAAGCACACTATCGCACGTACACTTGATAACTATGATGCAATGGGCAATGCATACGGTTCAAGCGCCGCTGTAATTCATGCTGCTCAAGGTTCACGATTAAGTAACGCTGTATTCGCTTCAGTTACTCCGATCAATGGATTATCTGCTAATTATGTAATCAGCAATAGCGAAGCAGCAGGTGTTAATAACGCTCAAGCTATTAGTATTGAATTTAGTAGCGGACCAATCAGTGCTACCGTAGCAAATTTTGATAATGGCTCAACTAGTACTTCAACAATCTATGGTGCAAAAGTTAATGTTGCTAACACAGGTACTATGGTTTTCGCTACATATTCTGATGACAAAGTTGCAAACGTAACTTCAAGTGGTAAGTCTATTGGTGTTAATTTACCATTGACTTCTTCATTGATGGCACTTGCTAGCTATGGCACAAATGATACAACTAAGGCATTTGACTTAGGTGCTTCATATAGTTTAAGTAAGCGTACAATGGTTCATGCTCGTTATCTTAAAGAAGACGCAGTAGTAACAACTACCAAGTACGCATTGGGTTTAGAACACAATTTCTAATCTAATCTAATCACATTGATTATAAAGGGGCTTTACAGCCCCTTTAACTTTATGTAATATTACTGTCACAATATTAACACTAAATATTTGCGTAACATATAAGGAGATTACATGAAAAAATTATTTACAACATTGCTGGCAATGGTAGCATTCGCTACATCAGCGCAAGAAATTACAGGAGCCGGAGCAACATTTCCGACTCCTTTGTATTCAAAGTGGGCAGGTGAATATAACAAAGCTACTAACATCCGTGTTAACTATCAATCAGTTGGTTCAGGTGCCGGAATTAAACAAATTGAAGCTAAGACAGTTACCTTTGGTGCAAGTGATATGCCACTTACAGATGAGAAATTAAAGGAAAGTGGACTATTTCAATTCCCAACAGTAATTGGTGGAGTTGTCCCAGTTATTAATCTTAAAGGGATTGAGCCAGGGCAGTTACGACTAACAGGCACAGTTATCGCTGATATCTTTTTAGGAAAAATCACTAAATGGAATGATAATGCTATCAAGGTATTAAATCCTACATTAGCATTACCTGAGCAAGCTATCACAGTAGTTCGTCGTGCAGATGGATCTGGCACTACATTTATATGGACTAACTATCTTAGCAAAGTCAGCAAAGAATTTAAAGACACTATTGGAGACGGTACTGCTGTTAATTGGAAAGTAGGAGCAGGCGGAAAAGGCAATGAAGGCGTTGCTGCTATGGTTCGTCAGTTACCCGGTACATTGGGATATGTTGAGTTTGCTTATGTAAAACAAACCAAGATGAACTGGGTTAATGTACAGAACAGTGTTGGAAATTGGGTAGCACCAACTGAAGATTCATTTAAAGCAGCAGCCGCGAATGCTGATTGGAATAAAACATACTATCAGATATTGACTAATCAAGGGGGAAAAGAAGCGTGGCCAATCAGTGGAGCTACATTCATTCTTGTGCATATCAAACCAAGTGATGCTGCTGCATCTAAAACTGCTATCAACTTCTTTGATTGGGCGTTTATTAATGGCGATAAAGCAGCAGATGACTTAGATTATGTTGCATTGCCGCTAGCAGTGAAAAACAAGATTCGTGCAGACTGGAAAAGGTTAGCACTACAGTAAACCGACCGCAAGATTGAGCGGAAGCTGGAACTCGTAACCAGCACTAAGAGCCGAAAGGCTCTTTTTTTTACCTCTGCATCAAACTTGGGTTGGGTAAATAGTTGACATAAATATCAAAAGGGAGTATACTACTAGTATGCAAATTCAAACTGCTTTAGATTGGCAAGAAGTATCGGATAAACTAAAAACCGATCTCCATACAATAGGTTATAATCCAGATTTGAAAAAGATGTATACAAACATACAACTTATGGTAACTGAATTGAGCAAACTTGAAGTAAATGGGCGTAGGTTGCGTACTACAAACTTTACTCAAACTCATGTAGATGTTATTAACAAAGCAATAGACCACTTGGAAAAGCTAATTCTAATGGGTCTACTGATGAAATAAAATGAATAATCAACTTATGTCCGGCGAAATGTTACCTGGATTACAAATAATTGAACATACAAAATACAAAGATAGTCGAGGTGACTTTTGTGAACTATGGAAGATCAATCACGACCAGATGCGTGGTAATTTTCGGCAATTGAATATTGCCAGTTCCAAACGTGATGTGTTGCGCGGCATGCATAGACAAAATCAATACAAGCTGATAATGCCAGTTTATGGTAGTATATTTGATGTAGCACTTGAACCAGAATCTGGCAAATGGTTTGGGATTTTTCTAGATAATACAAATGCATTATTAATTCCTCCACAATACGCCCACGGATATCTAGTATTATCAGACGAAGCAATAGTACAATATATAGTAGATGCTCCATATAATAAAGCAGCAGAAGAAAACTTCACATGGAACAACTATGGAATTGAATGGCCGGTTGACGGCTCTCCTCATTTATCTAAAAAGGATTCAGCGTGAAAATTGGATTTAATTGTAGTAGTTTTGATTTTTTACACGCAGGTCATGTGACCATGTTAAAGATGGAAAAACAATTATGTGATTATCTTATTGTAGCATTGCAAATTGATCCTACTGTTGATCGTCCGGGTGTTAAAAATCAACCTGTACAAAGTGCATATGAACGGTATGTACAATTACAGGCTTGTAGGTATGTAGATGAAATTCTCATTTACGAAACCGAATACGATCTGTTACAACTTATACAAACTCAAACTATTCACTTACGGTTCTTGAGTGATGAATATTTGAATAGGGACTTTACAGGTAAACAATGGTGTATTAATAATGGGATTGAGTTACACTATCATAAACGTCAACATAATTATAGTTCAAGTGAACTACGGGCCAGAACAGCCAAACTTGAGAATGATAAAAATGTAGGATTTATCAGTACAGACAATCGCCTACCGCAATACTCTACTGAACTCATTAAGTCTCCGTCAGGCAATTAACGGTTGACATTAAATGGTTTTGGGTATATAATATATACTTAGACAGTTAATTAATGGACAGTATTATGCAACAGACATACCTCTATTTCACACCGGAATTTGTCAAGGAAGTCCTGCAGATGCACGATTTCCATTGTGTCTTTGAACTGGATGCACCTGATCACATTTTTGCCAGGCTCATGTCGGCTGAGTTCTACTCAACACAAGATGTCCCTGGTCACGAGGCTGAGTTTAAACAATGCTGGGCACTAAGCGAGATATACTGTCCACACGAAGGCATTGACCGTCGTAGCGAATACGGAATAGAGACCGTAGGTTGACAACAAATGGTTTTGGGTATATAATAGACTCTTAAACAGTTAATTAATGGACTACACAATGGCTAAAAAAATCTCTATCAAAGTTTTCGCAGATCCAGGACATGCATGGGCCCGCTTCCCCAAAGCAAAGTTGGTTCAACTTGGTATTGCCGATAAGATTTCTACTTACAGCTATCAAAATGGTACCAATGCTTTCTTGGAAGAGGACTGTGATTTGTCGTTACTGGTTAACGCACTACGCCAGCGAGGCTATGAGATTAAATTCAACGAAAGCCATGCTAATAAACAAAGCAAAATCCGAAATTACTCTACGTATCGGGCTTGACATTAAATGGATCCCGTGCTATACTGTACATTGATTAGGTATAAAAGCGTTTATACGTTGTTTTTAAACTATGGAAAAATTATATGAGCCATCTATCTCCAAAAACAATCAAATTAATAACTGCAACAAAGAAGATTGATTTAGATTTTATGCGACCTCTGCAAAAGCAAAATTTGCACGACAATCTTTTTAATTCTATTGCTAATTCCGAACTGTCTAACGACTGTCGTATTACAATTATACCTGCAGGGACTAATGCGGGTAAATCTACCGTGATTACTAAAATCACAATCCCATATGTAATCCAGCGTGATTCGTCAGTGAATACTATTGTTTTCACCTCACCTGATAGTGGTTGTGTTGATGGTCCTTATCACAAATTCCACTCTGAGTGGGATAAAGGGCGTATTCAATGTGATGATGGTACAATTAAAACGATTCGTGTCCGTCGTAAGGATGAGATTAAAAACTCATGGAAATTGGATGAACAAACATCGGCGGATATAGTTGATGTTTGGTTTGTATCTACTCAATGGCTAGGTCGTATCTGGGGAACCTACCGTAATCCGTCTAGTCCTAAAAATATAGGAGTCCCTCAATTTGTATTTGTTGATGAAATTCACTTTGGTATGGGTACAATTGATGCTACTACAATCTTCTATGATCAAGGTCGTAATAACAAAAACTTTGACCCTAAGTGGTTGCCTACTATATATGGTATGGCAGTTGCTGGATCTCGTGTCTTAGGTTATACTGGTACTGCTACTGTTAGTCAGCAAGGTAAAACTGCATTAGGTGCTAATGTGTTTAAATCGTTGACCCCTATGCCCGAAAATAAAAACACTAGTGTGTTTGCAGAAATGGCACCTATTAAAACTGAGTTGCATTCAAATACTTACCGTAATGAATTATTGAATACATATGACTTGTCAAAGTTGAATTATGAATTGATTGTTGAAACGTGTGATAAATTTTTCAATGAGATTGAAGTAGAAACTTGGCAAAAGGCAATGGAAATTGACATTGTTCAAATTATTCCCGGTGCATTTTTCAAATTTGGTCGGCATGATGCCGGTAAGTCTATTCCAATGTATGATACTCGCGGTCGGAAGAATAATTTTATAAATTTTGCTAAATCATTGCAAGCAGATATTGGCATTGTTACTTCAGACGAAAAGGTTTATTTTAAAACAAGCCAGAATCAAGAGAATCACTTCAAAGATGCATATGAAATTATTCATAATGCTAATCTCAAATCTAATATGGTAGATCCGTTTTTGCTAGGTGTGATTATGCAAGGTAATATGGGTTGGGACATACCTAGATTGAAACAAATTTCATTCTTGGGTTATCCTAGTGCAAAGCATGTTTTCTTGATGCAATTGCAAACGATGTCAAGAGCAAAGCGTTTATTGTGCGGAGTATATGATCACACCGATAAAGCACGACAAATTGCTGAATTGGATGTTTCAACGGAACAAAAAATTCTGTTGGCAAAGTATGTAGTGTTTGTTAATACTGTTAAAATTGTCATTCCTAATGATGCATCATTGCTAGATGATGCGTATGATCAGTTTCGGCAAAACATGTACACTCCCAATGAAGGGTTAGACTTATACCTGAACATCATTAGCACTCATGTGCCCGTTAAAAAGAATAATGTAACTAAAGTAACTAAACCTCATTTTCATATGGGTTACAATCCAGGTTCACAAAATCAAATGAACAAGAAAGATTATTGCGAACATTGCACTGACTTGGGTTTAGTTAACGATAAGGGAGTTACCTACTGTAAACTTATTGGGCGCACACTAGCAGATGATCTGGCGCAGCGTAAATTGAAGCGTAAATTGACCGATGCTGAATTCAATATGCATTGGAAAAGACAGTTGAAATGTGATCATCTTAATGGTAAGCGTGATGACAATCGCCCAGAAAATTTATACACCCGTTGCGGAATCAGCGATGCGTTGAAAACCTCAATCAATGAGGATTACTTGAATGACTACAAACTGGCTTGACATAAATTAAATTCCAGTATATAATACATATATGACACACAAATACGCCCTCATCGACCTTGCCAATACATTTTTTCGTGCCCGTCACATAGCATCCCGCAGTAGTACTGCTGAGGAGAAGATCGGGATGGCCCTTCATCTTACATTAGCAAGTACTAATCAAGTGGTGAAACGGTTCGGGATTGGTCATGTTGTGGTCTGTACCGAAGGCAGGTCATGGCGAAAAGACTTCTATGCTCCTTACAAAAAGAATCGTGTAGTAGATACCTTGTCTCAAACAGTAGCTGAGGTTGAAGAAAATAAATTATTTTGGGAAACCTATGAAGCCTTTACGACATTCTTGCGTGAGAAAACTAACTGTAGTGTCCTACGTGATCCAAAGGCTGAGGCTGATGATTTAATTGCACGTTTCATTCACTTGCACCCAGAAGATGAACATTTTATAATTTCAACGGATACAGATTACCTACAATTAATTACTCCCAAAGTTAAACAATATTCGGGTGTCACTGGAGAACTAATCACATTGGAAGGTTACTTTGATGACAAAGATCGTCCAGTAAAAGATAAAGAAAAGAATCCTAAACTATTAGAGGATCCACAATATTTGCTATTTAAGAAATGTATGCGCGGTGACGCAACAGACAATGTATTTTCAGCTTGGCCGGGTGTAAGAGAAAAAGGTTCAAGTAAGAAAGCTGGATTGATTGAAGCATATGCTGATAGGACAAAACAAGGATTTGACTGGAATAATATGATGTTGCAGCGATGGACCGATCATGATGGTAATGAGGTCCGTGTACGTGATGCGTATGAAAGGAATCGGGTACTCATAGACTTGACGGCACAGCCAGAAGAAGTTAAACAGTCGGTAGATAAACACATTCGTGAAGGTGTTCGCAGAACTACTATCCCGCAAGTTGGGATTCACTTTATGAAATTTTGTGGTAAGTATGACTTACAGAAAATCTCTACTAACGCAGAGACATATGCAAAATGGCTCAACAGTCCTTATGTAGGTGTATTGAAATAATGGCTAAGTTTAGTTGGAAAACAATACGATCTGGTGAACCAGGTTTCATGCTAACCGACAAAAGAGGTGTCATGGTCATACCTCGGGCTAGTTTTGAACTTAGTCGCATGTGTCCTGAAAACTATAAGCAAGTTATAGATGAATGCATTCGCAACGGATGGTTGAAACCAGTTGCACATATGAAAGAATCCGAATGGATATGGGAAAAATTAGGAGAATAAATGGCACAACATAGTAATTATTGGAGTTCTAGTCCGTTCGCAGATTGGATCCGCGGCACTAAAAAACTCAGTGC